CAAGAGAATTTGAAAGCAATACAAGACTTACATATCCACCAGATTGAATTGTGGCAACAGTTGTACTTGAATTGTTCTTGACAATAATAGTGCCACTGCTTTGATTATTGTTAAAAGAAAATATTGCTCCATTAGACAAAGTTGTTGCATCAGGCAGTTGAATTGTTTGACCGCCTGAACCAGTAACAACATAATTTGGCGCAGAACTTACAGTTAAAACTGTTGTTCCACCAGCCGCCGCAATACTTGCAAAACCACTAACATCAGTATTGTTTAAAACTACTGCGCCAGTCTTTCCTGCAACACTGGTAACTAAGTTGGTTTGGTCTAACTTTTGCCAAGTAGAACCATTGAATATTAACCAATCTCCAACTTGCCAATCAGTAATACCATTGAGACTAGTTGAGCCAGCAGTAGCCACAACGTAATAGTAGCCGTTTGTTCCAGAACTACTAGTAAGAGTTGGAGAATTTGTAGAAGCATTCCAAGTACCTTGATAACTCAATACACCTGTAACAGAAGCCCATGAAGTGCTTGTTCCATTGGTAGTTAAATACTTTCCTGATTTACCAGTTTGACTAGGAATCAGATTAGTAATTTGTGTCTGTAAAGAGTCTAGAGTATCAAGTACAGACTGAGAAGTGCCGCCACCATTAGTAATGACTTTGATGGATTCAGCAAGATCAGGAGCAACAACCTCACCAACATTAAGCTCAACACCTGTAGACAGAGTAATGACAAGTGAACCATCAAAATCAATATGAGCATTGGTGACAGACACACCATCAACACCATTAATTCCGTCAATCCCATTTTGACCAGTTTCACCTTTTTCGCCTTTTGCTCCATCCCTACCATTTTTTCCGTCTTTTCCATCACGACCATCCTTGCCATTAGAGCCATCACGCCCGTCTTTAATAGATGCAACACGCTTTTCAATAACATTGCCAACATCATCAAAGCGGCTACGAATGTCAGATTCAATTGTCTTCAGTGCTTGGACAACAATGTCTACGTTCTCGCCAATCTTGCGTTTTTGTACTTCTCTAGCTTGAGCAACAGACGCTTTAACAGAATCCAAAACAGCCATTTGCTGTTCAGGAGTCATGTTCTTAAGAATTAGCTCTTTGGCTAGGCTTTCGACATCCATTATTGAGCCTTCGGTTGGGTTGAGCCTAAAGATTTGGACAATTGGTCTAAGAAATCTTGTTCCATACCACCAACTTTATTGTTATTCTGAGACATTTGCAACTCAACAATCTTAGATTTGTTCTTAATGTCAGCTTCTTTCAACATCAATTCGGCAATCTTAACTCTCCTATCAAACTCGGCAGATGCTTGATCTGATTGATTTGGCAGGTTATTTGTGGTTGATGCAATGACTTTTGCCTGTACTTCTTGAGGGATGTACTGTGCTTCCACCATTTTCTTGGTTGCATCAGCACGATTTTGCTCTGCTTGAGTGGTAACTAAGGCAATATTGGCTTGAGTCGCTTGCATTTGCAACTGTTGTTGTGCTTGTTGCATCTGTTGTGCTTGTGGGTCTGGCTGAGACATTTTGTCCAAAGCATCTATCATCTCGAACCTATTGCTCAAACTTGAATTAGCAACGATTCCTTTGAGAATAATGGGCAAAACAGGAGTTTGAGGGCCAAGTGTCTGAAGTAGGCTAATGAACTGCTGTTGCTCATACTCACGGGCAATAATTCCCAAAGTAGCCGTAGGAATGAAGTTCATGTCCACAGATGGATAGCGGTTTGGGTCAAACTGCATATACCTAAATGCGGCTTTCTTGATGAAAGGCACAAGGAAATCTTCTTGGAAGTTCACCAATGTACGCTTGTACTTCTTAATGATAGAAGCAACAGCCATTGACATACCACCACCATCACGGCTAGACTGAGTAACCATACCATTTGAATCCAGCGTACCAGTAGCTTGAAGCAACATACGTTCAAACTCTTTAGAAGTGGCTAGATTGTTTCCATCAGTAACGCCAAACTTGAATGGCATCAAAATCTCAGCAGGAGAGCCGTTTGTTAGGATAGCTTTCCCAGGTTTTACTTCAAATTTTGCGCCACGGGGAAGTCGAGTTGCATCCATTGCAACCATAGGGCTTGTAGTCAATGCTAAAGAGTCTAAATGGCTGCGAATTTGTGCATCCATAGCCTTTTGCATATTGTAGGCTTTTTCAACTGTCCCACGACCTAACAAACGATTAGGCACAGTGTCATCCTGATAGGAAATCACTGGCCTATCTTTCATCATGTAAGGGCTTTCTTCAGCCTTGAGCAACAAAGTGTCGTTAGCAATAACAACAATCGCTTCAATCATGTCTTGATAGTCTTCTGCTTCTGAACTTGTAGGGAACAATTCAACAATGTCTTTGTTCTCAGCCAAGTTTTGCATATATTCCCGTGGGACAAGGCCATAGTAGGTCAGCAATTTGACCTTTTGGTCTTGGAACATTGTGAGTTCTTGTGTGGGCTCTAGATCTTCATCAGAAGCAACCACTCCAACATCAACCTTGCGATACATCCCAGACTCAATACCAGCCACAATCTTGTGGATAGAGATGAATTTCTCTACGGCAACACCCATACAGTCATCAATGCTTGTGCCATTTGGGTCAAACAAGAAGTTCTTGGGGTTGACAGGCATGATCTTGACGGACATTCTGTCTCGTTCAATCACGCCAATAGCCGCCTGACCTTGCTGATTAGGAATTGCTTGGGTACTTGGGACATACTCTTTCTCAGTACGCACAACAATCTCGCCAATGCCAGTTCCATAAATCTCAGCCATCAACTCAATTTGGTCAATAGCCTTGCGAATTTTGTCTTTCTTGAAGTCTTCCATCAACTGATTCTTGATTTGCTCAACATCAATTGGGTTGCCATTCACATCTTGAATATTGTCTTCAATGTCAAAGAAGTCGCCTTGACCAAAGATAGCTTCCATGATCTCGGCATGACGAGTCTCGACTGCTTGTTGGGTTGCAGGGGTAACAATACGGCTACGCTCAGATTCACGGGTCTTGTCGTCATCAGCCCATTGACCACGGAAGATGCGTTCATATTCTTCCCAGTCGTTCAAGAAGTTAGTATCTCGATAGTTGCGCCATCTGTCGCAATGGTCAATGACAAAGGCAGTTAATTCCTTGTCATTTTCAGTAGGTTCATAAAATTCGTTTTGATCTAACTTATTTGTTGCCATTTAAAACCCCGCTATTACATCCATTGGTTGCCACTCGTCTGAGTCGTCTTCATCAAAGTAAGTGGTAACAGCCAGTTGGTCAATATAAGAAAGAGCATCAGGCAAGTCGTCGTGAACACCAGTTGCAGGAAACATCAAGAGTTGATCTTTGAATTCATCCCAATCTTCCTTGGAGTTCAGCACAATACGCCCATGCTCAAACCTTCCTTGAAGTGACCAAATGATACGATCAGCCTTTTTGCGATTGCCGTGGGTCAAGTCAACTATATGGGAATATACATTATTTTTCCTCATTAAGTCACTCAAATACGGCAAAACGGCGTTTTTTAACGCACCTTTCTCAATTCCTATAGCCAATGGGCGGTAATCCCGCATCTTCATCAGTATTTTGGCGGCAGTCTCTCGAATGTCCCAACGCCCAAATTCAATTTCTTTAACAAACCATTTGCCATCATCAGTCACCTTGACCACAGCAATAGCAGTCTGGTCTAGTCTTTTCTTGGAATTAGCCGCTTGTTTAGCAACTTCTTCAAATCCAGCTAGGTCAACAGCCACATAGTACGAACCATACTCAGGTTCTTCTCCGTACTTAATCCATTCTTCTTTGAAAACATCTGACCCCGCATTGTCAAAAGATGCCATATACTCTTGCTTAAAGGCAAAGGTGCTAAGGGATTTCTTTGCGCTCTCGATTTCACTGGGGTCGATCAAGGGGTTGTCTTTGGTGGTGAAGTGCCAAGTTTTCCAGTCTGAGTCTTCTCCCGACTGTCCAAGTTTGAAGATGTCGTAGAAGAAGTTGCGACCCTTTGGAGTGCCGATAAACATTGCTCTTCCCTTTTTATCTGACAGAGATGCACGAATAACTTGTTCCCATGCTTCAGGTTTAATATCGGCAACTTCATCCAACACAGCGTAGGTGAGAGACACCCCTCGCAAAGTATCTGGTCTATCTGCACCTCGGACATAAATCTTTGCTCCGTTTATCAAAGTGATGTCCATGTTATTGATGTGGCTTGCCGAGATAACCTCTCTGCCCAATTCCATCAATACATCCCAAATAATCTGTCGAGCTTGCCCATTGGTAGGCGCAACATAAAGCACAGCAGAGCCAGCAGTACACTGCAAACCCTCAATCAATAGGGTAATGGCTGAAAGCCTAGACTTACCGCATCTGCGACCAGCAGCAATAACTTTAAACCTTGTTTTATCAGCAAATACTTCTTGTTGCCAAGGTAAGAGGCTAAAGTTTAGATCAGACATCTTTGCTTTCTATATCTTCAGCTTCTACAGTATTTTCACCAATGGTTACGCCACCAATACCTGAGATCGTAATGTTTACAGCACTTCTTTGATTCTTTTCTTTTTCAAACAGAGTAACGGGAAGCATCCTATCCATACATATCTTCAACGCCGCCATCTGAGCAGGGTGGTCGTCATCAAGGGCAATCTGAACAGTTTTTTGGACAACATTAACTCCAGCACTGTTTATCAATAAGTCTTTGAGTTCTTTGACTCTCTGGTTCTCAGTCTTAGGCAACATAGCTAATGGTTTGGCATCAGCGTATTTAGCCATAGTCAACTTACCTGAACCCTTTGGGCGACCCTTGGTTTTCTTTAGGTTGTCAGGGAGTGCATCTATTACGTTCATCTTTTGTCCAACAGAATGGGAAGTTAGTGCATACTTTACATGAGAACAGGAATCTTGTATAGTGACTCAAACGGGGGCATCACCCACCCCTCTATGCGGTTGAGCCGACCAAGTAGGATAAACGTAGTGAACCATGTAGTTCTCAAGTAAAGACTCACTTCTTGAACGGGGCTTGTAGCGTGGAGTGATCGATCTGACAGTCATCACTAACTTAGATAAACGAGAGGCTCTCCTTTAAAAGGATACACCCACTCACGGGTGTCTATCCTATTTGTCAACCAACTCTTTACTTTAATCCAGCTACCCTTTTGTTGTGTAACACTAAGATTGGCTTTTCCAGTGGGGGCGAGGGTACAACAATATTTCATCACCACCAACCACCCCTCCCCCCCATACAAAGTAAGCGCACACTTCGTGTGCCTCGCCCGAAGCGAGCACTAACTAACATGGCAAGTCAGTAAGCACTAACCTAGGGTAATGCAAATGAGAATGATTCGCATCTAGGTCATGTGATGATACACTATATTGCATATATGGTTTATGCACCATTTCTCTGGGACTTCATAACTTCCAGTAATATACAAACCACAATATGAAATGTAAATAATTGTTTCATATTATGAAACGGCATTTCACGGAGATTCGATATTGCACCATCTTGGTGAATAGCGTGTACTAACATCCCATTTTTGGTGCAGAGTGTCTACTAACATCACCAGTTTGGTGCGCTTGGTTAGTGTTCACTATCGTTGCAAGCACTGTATTTGTTGGATGTGTAAAATTGGCATGGTTTGTGCATTAGTAAAATGCCTTCGGGCACATCGTCAACATTTTAAAAGGCTTCAATATGACAAACACAATCACCCGTGAGCAGTGGCTCAACCAAGCAGGCGAGCACCTGAGTACCTTGTTTGAGAGCGTAGGCGAGACTGTACCAACTAAGGTAAGGGCTTCGTGTGGCTTCCCTAGTAAGGGCGCTCTCGGTGCTCGGAACCGCACTGTCGGTCAGTGCTGGAATGCCATTGCATCGGCTGACTCTCACGCAGAGATTTTCATCTCACCGACAATCAGCGAATCGGGCAGAGTCTTAGACATTCTCGCTCACGAATGGATTCACGCCATTCACCCAAACGCAGGGCATGGCGCAGCGTTTAAACGCACTGCCACTGCTATCGGCTTGGAAGGCAAGATGACTGCTACTGTCGCAGGCGACAAATTCAAGGCATGGGCTTCGCCAGTGCTCGCCATTCTCGGCGAATATCCACACGCAGAACTTCAACCCGCCAATGCGATCAAGAAACAGTCAACTAGAATGCTGAAATGCGTGTGTTCTGACTGCGGTTATATCGCCTACACTTCAGGCAAGTGGCTTGCCGAGATGGGAGCACCTTACTGCCCCGAACATGGACAAATGGACACAGACAGCGTTTAAACAGTCTGACTGTCAGCCCTGCGGGTCAGGGTTGACGGGCGAACTGCCAAACTCTTATAACTTTGAAAGGCTTGAAAATGAAAACCAATTATTTGACCCCTAATGATATGCGCCATGCTTGCCGAGAACTTGAATCAGGTCGGCATGGTAGCTTTGCCCAAGACTTAGCACGGGCATACTTTCACGCAGACAAAACCAATGCACAGAGGCTTGCCAGTGCATTCCCTGAGATATTTGAGCGTGGCTATCACTTCTACCAATCCGACAAACTGCGCCAAATTCCCGCATAATTAACCAAGCCCTTCGGGGCTTACTTTTGAAAGGCTTAAAAATGAAACACTACATCATCCCAATAATTCAGACCATTCTCTGTCTTGCAGTGTGGGCTTATATCGGCGTTCTACTTGGCTTGGGAGTCTGACAATGACAGAGAATCAAATTGAGATTATTGTTGAGCGAGCAATAGACAAACTTGACGCTCGCCTGATGCAAAGCAAGATCACCCAATCAGAATACGATTATGAGGTATCAATCATAGACAAATGGGCGACTCAGCAATACGAGCATTCTAAAGCTGAGAGCGTTTAAACAGAGTCCAAACCCTTGGGGATTTTGTCCCCTTGGGCTTGCACTTTTTCTGTGTAAGGCTTGCAGGGGTTAACCTGCGTTTGAAAGGCTTCAAAATGTCCGCTTTTATTGTTTCTGACACACACATAAATTCTTTGGTTCGATATGCCTCACGGCACAATGTTCGGGCTTTTCATAACAACCCGATGGAGGTATTCAGAGTCAAAGATAACGAGCAAGAAACTGCTAGATTATTGCTTGACGAAAATGTTAAAAGCGTCAATTCTAGGTATCGAGACAATGAAGTTATGTCTATTACTTACGACATGGGCGCACCAATTCTCACCGCCATTCAAGCAATTAAAGCGGCTCAGTGCCTGCGTTATCAGTCATGTGAACACTCCGACTATGAAGACTCCATTGCGTTTAAACTGATTGAGGCAATCATTACAGACGCAATACCACGCCTTGAGGGTTACGAGTCCGCACAGTGGGCAATATCTGACAAGGTGACAGCATGAAAGCTACTATGTGCTGGTTTGGTCACATGACCCACGGAACTTTCACCATTGGGGGCAATGAAAACCCGATTGTCATTGTCAATTCAATAGATGAAAAGGCAATAATGAACCCTGATGATGTAGATGAATATTGCATAAGCCAAGGGCATGACAGCTACCTAGTGCTCGATGAATTCCAAGGTGATATTGTTTTTTCGCAGACCTTTTTGAAAGGTTTAACAGAATGATTTATGCCACCATTGCACTATTACTAAAAATAATCCTAAGAAAGTAAATTAAGCCCTTCGGGGCTTTTTTCTTGCCTACTGCTACCCTGCTATCACCAAGCCCTAAATAATCGCTTCTAGGCACTTTTAAAGCCTTCCAAGCCACTAATCCGCCACTGTGCAAAGCCCAACATAATTGAGGTCATCATCCGAGCGCAAACCTATTGCATGAAAATGCACAGCCCAACGTAGACAAACCCTGAACCCTTCGCTTAGGTTTCCGTCACCTATTGCCCTTATTGCTTCGTATTCGATAGGGTCAAACTTGATAACTATGCCCTTTTTGTCGGCAGTTTCAGACATTGCACTGTCTCCAGTATTCTGCGATTAATAGCGCCTCTGCTCGATTAATGTCCTTTTTGAGCCTTAAGGGTGCTTTGGGGAATAACTGTCTAGCTAGGTCTAATGCCTCGTTTTTGTCTGCGGTAAGGTTAAAGTGCTTTTTCCACTTTTGAGGGGTAACCAAGTGGAACGGGTAATTTGTAAGCTCACAGACTGCACTAATTACGCCCACAGCGCGACCAAAAGAGAATGTACTGCTAACCCCTTGGTTTGGCATTGAATGGACTTGTTCCATACAAATCTCTGCGCCTTCTTTGGGGTCGACAATGCTTAGGATACGGCTTTTAAAGACTAAAGCCCTGATGTGCTTGTCTAAGTGTTCGATGTTGAAGCTGTCGATGTACTCACCATTATGGTTAATTGCCCCTAATGCACCATTGACAGAGCCTGGGTCGATACCTATGTAAACCATTGATTTTCCTTAATATTATTCATTCTTTGCCTCAAATCATTAGCGGCGACTGACCCACGCTTTTTTTCTATTTCGGATAAGGTTATCTGCCACCAAGCGGAGGCTTTGAGCTTCCCAAGTTCTTTGGCTTTCCTCTTGTATCTCAAAATCCACTCTCTCGCTTCCGTTTGCTTCAATGTCTCCAGTAGCTGTGAGCGCTCTTGTGGTGTCAGCGTAGCTAAGTTGCGAGGTTTCCCTACATCTGTCCAGTAATTTATTTGCGTCATCTCTTGTCATGATAATTTACTCCTGAATCCTTCCCTAATTTTGGCAAGTATTTCAGGGTTTGGCTTGGCATACTTCATATCTTCATCAAGTTTTGCAAGGGCAGGGTCACGCTGTGAGCTTGATGGTACTGTGACATGGGCTATATCAAACTTGTTGACCAGTTTGGCCTTCTCAACAACCCATTCAGCCTTAAAAGCCTGCCAACCACGAACACAACATTCACTCATGGCTTGCTCAAGTGTCCAACCTGCAATGTCAGCCTGTTCACGCATTCCATCAATTACTCGTTGCGTTATGGGTGCTTTTTTGGCTTTCCTTAAATTCTTGAAATCTTGCCAAACAGATTGTGAAACGCCTTCAGGCGTAATATCGGTTTTAGTTTTAGTTTCTGTTTTAGTTTCGGTTACGGTTACGGTTAAAGGTGCATCTGTATGCGTGTTGCATACACTTGTATACATCTGCATATCATTGTATTCAGGTGTAGGAAACTTGCTTTCTTGTGCTCTAGGTTTGTTGTCCCACTTGCACATTTGCAGATATTGCTTGCCATCAGACTCGTAAACAAGAATTAAACTGCTTTCTTGTAGTTCGCTTACTAAATCCTTACACTTGTTTAAAGTGACTGACTCTTTTATTGGGAAACAGTTGGCTTTAATCATGGCTGGTCTGGCATCAAAACGACCAAAATCATCTACTGTGACCAGCAAACGATAAAAAAGTGTTTCGGCTAAAGGGGAGAGTTTGTCGATGGATTCGCTGTCACGAACCCCCGATTTTAAATATCGAGTAGGCATTTTTTTCCTTCGCTGTCCTCCTGAGACAAAGAAACAAACGGCAGGCGGGGAGGCTCGCTTTTCGGTTGAGAGATCAAGCTCAACCTATCCGTGTTTCAAACCATTATACTGTTTTCTTCTCTTTTTGCTGTTTTTCAAGAGAATCGGCTAATAATTGGCGTAACCATTTAGTTCCTCCAAGGCGTTTAAACTCATTCCACTCAGACATGGTGGCTCGTGCGGCAATAGTCTTACCGCTTTTGGTCATTTCAGTTTTAGGTCTAGGCATAGAGGGCAGGATTGTGTAGTGTTTAACAAACAACGCAATTAGGGTTTGTCCTAGTGTGCAACACTACATTCTGTGACACACTACGAACTCTACAAACCACATTGAAAGGCGTGAATATGGAATTCGAGATAGAACTTTACGAATTAGACGATATGTTTAAATTCGTTGTCGAATGGGAATACGACCCCGAATACAGCCCTAAAGAGGGTCTATATAACAAATTCATCTGGTCTTTGCGCTTGGTTATAAATTCCAAGAATATAGACATTACTGATGATCTTTCCGACAAAGACCGAGACTTAATTGAACAACAGATTGAGGAGATTTGCTGTGAGTGAATACTTTGAAAAAGCCAAATGGGAAGCCTTGCAAAGTCTGAATGATGATGATGTTATGGAGGCTATTGCTGGCTCGGTTGCCATTCCTCTTGCCATCAAACAAGGAGATTGGCAAGATGCTATGCAATTACTTGCAAAGCGCATAGAGACAAAAACAATCCGACAAGCAGAATTTGCTACTCATGGATTTGTCAAGACCAACTGGATTGATGAAGATGATGAACTCAGAGAATTACGCAATATTTGGATTCTCAGGGATGCAACTGCAATGGCATTGGCTAAAGAACGTCAAGCCAAGATGGATGCACAGTTTCAACAAATGTTTGACGAGTAAACGCTATGAAAATGAAAAACTCAGTAGGTCAAATCTTAGAGGAAAATCAAGATGAATATTTTTGTCAATTTTGTACAAAACCTAAGATTCAAACTGTTCCAATCTGCTCATGCTCAGGCTCTTGGTTCAAACTTAGAGACTTTGACTTTGATACCCAATTCTCTATTGCCCAACAAATTTTTAATTCAAAGAAAGGTATACCCGACACAAAAATTGACTAACCCTGAGTTTGTATATACAAACTCAACCAACACCAACATTTCAACAACATTTCAAAAGGCTAAAGATGCTAGATTACGCACCAATATTGATGAACATAGAACAGGCAACTAAGCGCTTGTCCGAAAACTGTCTCGCAAACAAATTTGATGGGTTTTCCAAAGATATTAATCGGATTCATTGTGAATTAACCCTGCTTTCAATGTGGGCAGTCAACAAAGAAGCACAAGAGATTTTTAAAGATATTTTTAAACAGGAGTGAATATGAATCAAGAACAGGTGTTAATGTTGCTCAACAAGAATGTAAATGAGCATACCGAGAAGAAAGCCAACCTAACCTATCTCTCATGGGCTTGGGCATGGGCTGAAGCACTCAAGGCAGACCCTACAGCCATCTACAAGGTAGAGATGTTTGGCGACAAGTGCTTCATGGACATCAACGGCACAGCAATGGTGTTCGTCACAGTCACTATGTTTGGCAAGCCAATGACTTGCCAACTTCCAGTCATGGACTATCGCAATAAAGCTATACCCAACCCTGACGCTTTTGCAGTCAATACCGCCATCATGCGGTGCATGACTAAAGCATTGTCATTGCATGGTTTGGGTCTGTATATCTATGCTGGAGAAGACTTGCCAGAAGGTGATTCAGGTTCAGACATTGATGTAAACATGATGATTGACCACTTGGCGGCTATTGATGCCGCATCAACTTTAGAGGAATTAAAGAATGTCTACTCTGTTGCTTACTCTGCTTGCGCTGGTGATAAAAGTTGGCAAAAGAAAGTGATTGATGCTAAAGAAAAGCGTAAAGGAGCATTGAAATGAACTACGCACAAATGAAAAATGCACCAGCATTCCCAGTTTCTTTTAAATGGGGCAGAGAATTATCTCAATATAACGGCATGACCTTGCGTGATTATTTTGCGGCAAAGGCTATGCAAGTTATTTTGCAAAGCCAATATGAAGATGGTATTTATGTTGGTGATTTAGATAATGATTGTGAACAAGTGTGTGCGAGTTCTGCATACATCATGGCAGACGCAATGATGAAAGCGAGGGAAGCATGAGCGATTTTGTACAAGTTCTTGAAAAACTAAGGTTTGACAAAGAAACAGGACAATTTTTTTGGGTTAATCCAAACAAACATCACTTGGATTTGATTGGGAAAATTGCTGGTTGCGCTCAAAAATCAAATTTAAATAAAAAATATTGGGTGATTAAGTTAAATGGGAAAACCTATAAAAGAGGGAGACTTGTTTATTTAATCACTCATGGAAAGTGGCCTGAGCCTTGTGTAGACCACATAAATGGGGACTCACTAGATGACAGACCTGAAAATCTCAGACAGGCAACAGTAACAGAAAACAACTGGAATCATAAATCTAGAAAAAGAAAAATAAATCTTCCGATGGGTGTGCGTGTTAATCCTGCTGGAACTTATTCCGCAAGAATATCAGTCAACAAAAAACAAATTCACCTTGGATTTTTCAAAACTACAGAGGAAGCCTATTCTGTTTATCAGATGGCAAGAGAGGAAATGTATGGACAATTCGCCTGAAGTTACTCAGCAATCTCCAGAATGGTTTAAACAGCGTTGCGGTAAAGCTACTGCATCTCGTATCTCAGACATTGTTGCCAAAACCAAGTCAGGCTACAGCACCAGTAGGGCTAACTACATGGCTCAACTGGTAGTCGAGCGTATGACAAACCAAGTAGCAGAGTCTTACACCAATGCGGCTATGGAATGGGGTATCGAGAATGAACCTTTTGCTCGTGCCGCATACGAGGCTAAATCAGGCAATATGGTAGATCAGGTAGGTGCTATTGACCATCCACGAATTACTATGTCTGCTGCCTCTCCTGATGGCTTGGTTAGTGATGATGGATGCCTAGAGATCAAGTGTCCAAACACGGCAACTCATATCGACACAATTCTTGGTGATGAACCAGCAAAGAAATACTACGACCAAATGCAGTGGCAAATGGCGTGTACGAACAGAAGTTGGTGCGACTTTGTGAGTTTTGACCCACGAATGCCTGAACACCTGCAACTGTTTATCAAAAGAGTCGAGCGCAATGATGTTTATATTGCAGAACTCGAACAAGAGGTTATCCAGTTTCTCTCAGAAGTGGATGACAAGGTTAAAAAACTCAATGAAATTAAGGTGTAAATATGGAACAGCGTGACAATTCAGGTGTCTTGTTTAAGAACGACAAGAAGGAAACAGGCAACCAACCAGACTATAAAGGCAACATCACAGTTGATGGCAAATCTTATTGGCTTTCAGCATGGGTCAAAGAGGGTAAATCAGGCAAATTCATGGGTTTAGCAGTAAGTCCTAAAGAAGAAGCCAATACTTCCTCACCCAAGAAGAAGCCCTCAAGTGGCTTTGACGACATGGACTCTGACATTCCATTTTGATGTAACACAACGGGGAAAGCGTAAGTGAGTACCCACTAACTTTTTAATTGATAGGAGTTGATATGAGTTTAGATAACACACATTTTGGCGGCAGTGTAAAGAAGTTCTTTGACTTGCCAATCTTCAACAGGGTAAGGAATACCGACCCAGTAACCAGCTATGAAGCCGCTGATGCAGCCAAGGACTTGGCGGCAAAACACTTTGGCATCATTGTGGACTGTTTAAAGGCTCATGGGGCGCTTGGAAAAGATGGGATAGCTAGGCATAGCGGATTAGACAGAAATCAAGTCTCACGCCGTTTAAACGAGTTGGAGAAGATGAACTTGATTGAGTTGACAGGCAGAACTGTAAAGTCTTCTGCGGGACGTAATGAACGTGAGTGGAGGGCGATCTAATGTGGGATGTACTGGTTACTTTTATGTTGATGATGTTTGGCGCTTTCGCTGTTATTTTCTTTGGCGCTATGTTAATTTTTGTCTTGTATTTACTTCAAAATGAGGCTGACTATGACTGAAGAAAAATTCAATTTTGCTAACAAGTTGGCCACTATGCGTAAAGAACCAGTTGAATCTTTAAATCGCAAACGTCAGATTCAGTCAACTAATCCTTATCGAAACATTGTTATTGAAGAAATAGCTCAAGAAATTGAGAAAATGTCAGGATTTGGTAAAGATACGATTGACAGTTTGGCTATTTACATAAGAGGAATGAAAGAATGACAAAAAACGCATTTGATTGGCAAGGTGAACCAAGCATTTGGTCAAGAGATAAACAACTTAAAAAAATACTTCAAGGTCAAAACTGGGGTCGCCAAACGCAAGCTAAGATAAATCCTAATGAAAAACGTGAGATTTTCTATTATTCAAAGGCTAAACTAAAGAATGATTCGTAAGATCAAAACTTTTTATGGGTCAAGAAGTGGTCAAAAAGGCAATAAAAGAACCACAATATCTCATGGAGAAGCATGGTTATGTGAGAAGTGTGGGGAGGTGATTCCTTATGAACACCTAGTCCCCAAACACTTCTGTAAACGCATAATCAAGCCATTAATATATCCAATGCCGCCTGAGTCTTAGCAACCCTGTCATCCAAGCCATGAGTGCCGCCATTGATCTTCTTGGTCAAGCCTTCCATGTCATTCTTGTCAGCGTAGGCATTGAGCTTATTCTTGTCCCAAAACCAACCAGCAGACAAGGCTGCGTACTGAGGTGTAGCCACTAAGTCAGGTTCAGATACCAAATCCACACCTAAAGCCTCACCACAAGCCTCATAGTTGCTTTTACCAGTCAATTGAATCAAGCCACGACCACGATAATCCCAACCTTCTCCTGAGTCCTCATCGCCATTGCCCATGCGACCCGAATACACCTTGTTGGCAATCTTTTGAGGATTACGCTCATAGTTTTGACCATCATTAATTGTTGGAAAGCGTTTAGGCCAAACACGACACAAAGAAGAAGCAGAATAGTTTAGATTCTCTTGCAATGCAGTAAATCCAGCACTTTCATGGGCGCATTGACCTAAGAAACAGGCTTGTCTCTCAGGAGTATCAATCCCAAACTTTTCAAAAGTCTCGTTGATGGCATCAATCCACTCACCCGCTTTGGCAGGTTTCATGTTTAAGGCTTTGGCTAGTTGCTGAACATTCATGGGTTACCTTTCGTTTTAAGTTAAAAATTACGAATTGTCACAAATTAGAGATAGGATTTTACTTGGCAATAGTGCCATAACCAAGGGGAATATCATGTACAAGATTGAGATTAATATTGCAGAGTGGGATTTTGGAGATGACTCAGTAACTATTGAGACAAATGATTTTGATAAGATTGCAATCATCCAAGAATTCATCGAGTTTCAGCAATTGCATGGATGGGCTGTTGACTATGACGTTACTGAAGAATATCTTTACAACCAATGCGACGAAGACGAAAGCGTCGAAGACGAAGAATCCGAAGAATACGAAATCGGAGAGATCGTAGAAGACGAAGATGGCGTAGTCTGGCAGCGTATGGCATAATTTAAGTGCAGTTGTTACTTTTAGGGGGGTCTTAGGACTCCCCTTTTTTATACATCGTAAATCTTGCCTCTGAATTCAATCTTTCCTTCAGCCCATTTATGGACTAATTCAGGCCAAAGTAACTTTCCTTCATGGAATGTCAGTACAGCAAAACCTGATCGCCAATTGGTAGGCGAGTCTTCAAGATAGTTTATAAACTGCGCTCCATTAGTATCAGCTAACGTGCCTGTGTCCACACCAAACCTATTTCCTTGGTAATCACTAAATGGTGTAACTTTAAGGCTGTGTAGATGTCCTGTGACGATAGAGACACCAGCATTGATTGTGTTGTTATGTGTAGCGTGTACGCCACCTTTCCAACGATGTTTGACTACCACTTCATCTGTAGGCCAACAAGACCAACATGGATGCCATGTGGGGAAATGGTCTTTTAAAGCAAAACCTTTGACAAACTCATACTGCGGAGCATTGGCAGCTAGACGATTCTCAAACCTAGCATCATGGTTTCCCAATGTCCACACTAGGTTTACATTACTTCTTGCTTTTCTGGCAGCATCTTCTATCTCGCCAAGCGCAATTTCACAGGCTTTAAGTTCTTGTATTACCGATGGCGTTGAATCCCATCCAATACGAGGGAAACGACTAATAGAAGCGCCATCAAATACATCTCCATTGGCAATGACAGCTTTGGGTTGAAACTCTTTAATCGCCCAAAGAAGACCTTTAAATGCTGTTGTATGGACTGAAGGCCAGAAGTGAGCATCACTAAAAACAAGAACAATGCCATTTTCAATCCCCAATTCTTTTCTAACAGGATTGTCAGGTTTTACTATATTCTCAGCCTTTGCTCTAGAAGTAAGTGCAATCCCTGTTCTATCTTCAATTTCTTTACGCCGTTTATAAATTTGCCTCTCATTCATTTTGAGAGCAACAGCCATTTTGCTGGCTGATTTATGCGCATTCCAAATTTCAATAAATTCTTTATCACTAAATACAGGATTAGCCATGACAACTCCACTGAAGTTGCCTGAAATTAAATCAAATCAATGACAACAGCGTGAATCTTAACGTGATTTGTTCAAAGTTTGATAAACAGTGTTGTAAGCATCAATACAAGCATTCAATTGTCGGATGGCTTTGTCTCCATCGTCTGTGATGGCGATAAGATTTTTAGCAGTCTCTCGGTCAAGTTCGGCTGTTGCTTGAACGCTATCTCTGGGGGGAGAGGCGGCATCTGCGGTGGTTGATACGGGGCAGACGGGGGCTTTGACAGGAATCCGCAACTTGAGAGAACCAGAGTCAATGTCAGAATTACGCTTTTGTTGAGCAAGTTTTGCATCATTGGTTGCCTTTATCAATTGTGTGGTTTGGTTATTTACAGCCGCAACAAGGGCTTGTTCTTTCTCCCTAGCAGCAGCATTCAAGACAGCTATCTCAGCCTGTTGACGGGCAGTTTCATCCTCACCACCCTTGTAATAACCACTACCAAAAGAACCTGAAATAGCCATCAGGATGCCCAATAGCACCCAAGGGTTAAATAGACTCATTCCTTGGCTTCCAAAGGTGGTTCTTCATCCTTAGCAATAGCCTTAGAAGCGGCAGAAACAGCACTGCGACCTGCTACGCCACCCAATACACCCGTGATAAATACCATAATGGTACTAATTTGTTGTGTATATACCTTGTCTATGGGAGCCATTCCAGCCATAGGTTGAGTTACAAATGACACGCTATACAAGAACATTCCCATTGAACCCAAGAGAATCATCACCAAGGCAACGATAACTATTGCCCAAATCCTGATTTCAATGTCTTCAGCAGTCATTCGATTATTTTGTTTAAACGCAATGGTAGGCATCACTTTTTCTCCTGTTCAGGTTTCACAAGTTGTTCGGGACAAGTACCAGAAGCGGTACAGATTGGGGGTTTGCATTCATCATTACTCCAATTCTTTGGGTCTTGGCATTTGTAACGAAATCGGTCTTCGCACCCTGTCAAACACAGGATTATCAGAAATAGTGCTAGGCTCTTTATCACGATTCTTTTTCCTTTCAGAACTTTCTATCTGTCTACGCAACTTCTCAACCTTTTCAACTTGTTGCTTAACCTCATTCTTGGCTTCAAGTGTCTCCAATAACAGCATACCCATGATTGGCAACAAAAATACGACAAGTACACAAGCAGCAATCCATCCCACTACGTTCTCCCAATCTTGCTTATGAACCCTATCAGAAGCCACGAATATAGGAGGCAGAGGATAGTCACTAGAAGATACACTTGCTTTTCGTGTAAAAGACGCTCCTTTTCCTTTCGTTGCCATGTTTCTGCATCCCGATTTTTCCTTGCTTTCTCTTGTTCTCCAGCAATGATGTCCCTCATCTTGAATACCTCTGAATACAAAGCACCCATCTCAGGGGGTGATTGGTAAACCATGCACTCACGAATCTGAACTACCAACCTCTCCATCTCTTGCTGTGCCAAAACCCTCTTTAATGCCGCCTCCATCAAGTTAGCATTTGGGTCATAGACTGTACGAGATTTTTCTTCTTCTTGCCTGATGTGTTCATTCAATTGCTCCTGCAACCTGAAGAACTCAGTCAGATTCTTTACTATTTCTGCTTTAACCTCAGTTTCGTCAACAGCAACGTAATCAGATTTTTTAGCCCTTGCCACAGGTTGAGAAGACTTGATCTCAGGAGCAGGACTAAATAAGTTGCGTAGGAAGCCAAAGATTCCTTTAACTTCCTTGCCAATGGCAACAACATCATTAGCAGTCTTTTTGATTGAGACAAACTGCTCTTTAGCTTGTTTATAAAGGTCACAGCCAGCTTGGATGTTTTTGACCAAGCCAGCCGCAAGAAGACAAATAGAGATTGGGTCAATTTTGTATCCTTATTGAATGCCACGGGCTTTTAATTCTGCTTCGATGTCTTGCAATGTAGGCGCACCTATTTCAGTTGAAGTTTGTTGTTGAGGTTCTTGCGGTGCAGTAGTTTCCATCATTGGCCCTGCTCTTGCGCCTAAACTTGCTGCACCTTTTGATAAGGTAGCCAAAGCATTAGTAGCTTTTTGAGTCATTGTTTTAGTTGTAGCTAAATCAATCATTGCTTTGCGATATTCGGGATTAAAAATAACATCAGCAAAATCAGCAGGACTTGCTACTAAATTACGGATAAATGGAACTAATTCTTTTGCCGCCAATCTGGTTTGAGCGCCACCACCAGTAGCACCAGTAAACGCATAGGCTTCACCACCAGTCATTCCAGCCATTTGTGGGGATTCGCTAGACAAAACACGACTCATCCAATTCATTGCAAGTCTTGCATCGTTAGCATCTTTTTTATTTGGAAATAAATCAGCAAACTCACCACTTTTTTTATTCATCTCAGTTAAAGCAGTTTTGATATTAAAAGTTGGGTCTGTTGCAGCACCACCTGTTACTTGTGCTGAACTCAAAACATCATCAAATTTTGAACGTCGAATAGAGTTTAAAACCTCAGTAACTTGTGGAGTTGGGTTATTTTGCATGACATCAATCAAAAATTGTCTTTGAGAAGATGGCATTTTTTTTAAATCTGAAATAACTTTTTCAGGAACAAGATCGGTAACATTTGCTACGTCAAATGCTTTTGTCAAAGGTCTGTCAGCAAATACTTCAATGCGAGCAATGTTTTCTTTAAATTTATCTCTTGCTTCTACAAGTTTGTCAGCGCCAGCAACTTTGTTGTCAATTGCATCATCTAAAGATTTTCTAAAGCCATTTAAAACAGCTAAAGCAATACCCTTTGCCTGTCCAACAGCAACACCTTCAAAGATATTTCCCTTGCCAAAATCTGCTGTTCCAGAGTAAGCCGCTTCTCCCCATGTAGACAAATTCTTTTGAAGTCTATTTATATCGATTTTTAATGTTGATGCAGGAACAGCAGGAATTACTTGTACAGAAGCAGGTTGACCAGCCGCATTAAGAATAGTTGATGGAATATTTTGTGCAGGAGTTGCAGGAGTTACATACTCGTCAATAATCCGTTGCATTGCATTTTTTACAGGGTCTAATGCCTTTACTTCTGGAGGAATTTCACCTAATTTACTTGTAATTGCATCTACAACAGGAGATGTATCAATTAGTCCACCAGCATTTTTTGCAGCATTAAAGTCAGTTTTAGCATCAGACCTTAACTTTGAAGATAAAGATTTTCCATAGTTATTAAATGACGATACAACGGCTTGTGTAGTTTCTGTTGGAGTTAATGTTTTACCACTTGCCTTATTAAACAAGTTTGTCAAATATGATTCAAGATCGTATGCTTGTGCTTGTCTAAATTCAATAGGTTTTTGACCTGAAACTGGAGTACGTTCTATTCCTGCTTCAGTAGCTAATTGAGGTCTACTTAAACCAAGTTCTCCAGCAGTTAATCGACCAACATCAGCTAAAGATTGTGTTTCAGCAATAGATGGAAACAAACCTTCTGGCTTTGTCATTTGACCGCCAATAGTTTTTAATCCACCTTTTACAACATAAGGAGATGCACCAATTGCTAATTGAGCTAATGGGCTTTCAGGGGCAACTTGTTGACCAAGAAGTCCTGTCGTACCAGCAACACCAAATTCACCTGCCAAACCACCTATAGATGGCTTAAAAAGTCCTGGAATTCCAATAGCAGTAGATAATGCTGCAGGCGCACCAGCAGAACCAAATTCATAAGCACCACGATAACTAGGAATTGATTGAACATTAACACCAGTTAATTTATTTAATGCCTGAGCAATTCCTGTACTAGAAAAAGCATTTGGGTCTTTGCTTTCTTTTAGATAATCATATAAATTACCCCATCCACCAACCAAATCAATAACGCCTTTTGTTGAGCCTTTAAGCAAAGATGTTGTGAAGTTTTTAACTTCATCGAGAGTAGTTCCTTTGTCAAAAACAGAACCTGTGGATGTGGTTTCTCCACGTTTTTGAAGTTCTGCTTCAATGTCGGCTAATGAATATTCTGCCATGACAAACCCTTATTTTTTGTAAGTTTTTTGCAAATCCAGCAACTCTTGTGTTGTCATTTGATTCAATGGTTTTGTAGTTGTCGATATACTTCCAACAACAGGTATTGTTGGCACATAACCATTTAATGACTTGTTTTTTCTAGCATAGTCTTCCATTCTCATGGTTTCATTAACAATATCTTGATTTTTCTTTGTCATAAAATCAATTAACTGTTTACGAGCCAAGGCACTATTTTCAAGTTGCGGAACTAAACTTTGAATAAATTTACGATCTTCATTAGAAAAACCAGCACCAAGTCTTCCTCCAAGTGTAGAAAGAATTACATCGCCAGCAACTTTTTGATAATTTTCTGATGATGCTAGTTTTTCAACATCTTTACCACTTGCTAAACCTAAACTTGCAAGCAAATTTGTAGCCCCAACTCGACCAGATGCAAATGAACCACTAATCAAATCATTTTGATTCAGTTGATTTAATTGCTTTAAAGAACCTAATGCGGCAAGAGAGTTATCACGTTTGTCTCTAGCGGCGGCAACAGCTTTGGCATCAAGTTCTCCAAGACCTTTAGCAAACGCTTCTTCACCCTTAACATCTACGCCTACACGAACACTCATGGCTTTGGCGGCGGCAAGTTTGATTTCGTCATCAAATAATGATTTATTTATTTGAGCAACTTGATCTTGACTGTAATCACCATATTTTGCATTAGCGCCAAAACCCAATTCAACTGCTTTTGCAAGGAAGTTAGAAGTTGTTTTAGTTTGTTTATCAATTGGTTCAAGTTCACCTTGACCTGATTGCCACTTAGTAACGCTTTCAGGAGTATATTTACCTGATTCAAGCAATTTCATTCCTTGAGCAGATTTAGGAGTGTAGTAAGACTTAACCAATTCAGGATTAGAAGCAACTGCTGATGCTTCAGCTTGACTTAAATTATGTTGAGTCATTAATTGCTGAGTTATATCTTGCAATCGTTGTTGAGTAGAGCCAATTTGACTTGCTTCAGCAAAACTCTTTGATGCTGTTGCTCTTTCTTGTAGTTGCTTAGTCATTGATTCTTGCAATGTTTTTGCTCTATCAGCCAAAGATGTTGCTAATTGAATATCGCCAAATTGCGATGCCTTTTGAGCACCTTGCATGATTGAAGCAGGGTCATTCATGTCAATTTGACTAGCAATCTGATTGCGCTGTGAAATTAACTTTAACTGAGGGTCTTCTCCACCTAAAGCACGACCAATAGCACCACCAATCTGATTACCTGCAACACTTGCGGCTACACGTTGAGCAGTACCCCAAGGGGCTTGTTCCATTTGAACAGCCCTTTCATAAGCCTGTTGTTGCAAGGCTTGTTGGTATTGCTCAGGGGTTTGAAAAAGTCCACCAATATCTGTTGCCATGATTTACCCCTTAAAACAATGTTACTGGCATACCATCAGAAAACCCTGTGGTATCTCCATAAGAAAACGCATTTGTATTTTGAACATACGGAGGATTAAAGAAATTTCTTAATCCACTTTGGAACTGTTGATTTTGTCCTAAACTACTTAATCCTGATTGCAACAAAGATGATGGTGAGTTTCTAGCCGCTAACAAATTGCTTTGAGCCGCCGCTAATCCACCAGTCAACAATGATTGACCTGCATTAGCTCCATAAGCCGATGCTTGACCACCTAAACCAGCACCCAATGTCAATGGTTGTTGACCTAACTGTTCAATGCCTTGAGAAGCACCTAAATATCCTTGGAATGGAGCAAGAGCGCCAGTCTGACCAGTCTGATACTGACTCAATAAATTAGAGCCACTACCAAGCAAACCAATGCCGTAATTGACGTTCTGCTGACCAGCTTGTTGTGCATTAGCCGCCAACTGAGCATCCTGTTGAGCCTGTGCGTTGTAATAGGCTTCCATCTCAGGTGTAGTAGCACCCAAACCTGCCGCACCACTTGGGCGTGTACCTGTAGCGCCTACAGACAATCCACCACGACCTTGCTGGAATAACTGGTTCTGCAAGTTAGCCATGCTTCTTTCACGGCTAGGAGCAAGCAAATCCTGTTGTTGTTGCATATATTTAGCCGCAACTTCTTGAGGACTCTGAGCAAGGTACTGCTGACCCAAGCCAAACAAGCCTGTAGCCGCTTGAGACAATGGTTGATACTGTTGTTGCGCTCCCTCTGCTTGAGTTAAAGCATTGCCAGTTAAACCCATCAAACGATCTTGATAGGCTCTCATCTCAGGAGTTAAGTTGTATCCTGCACCCGTCAAATAACCTTCAGGAGACATTTGGAAGTTAGAAGAACCAAATCTTGTAGTTATACCTACAGGTCTAAACTTCTGCGCTTCAGCCGCCAATCTAGCCGCCGCCATTTGGTCACCAGCTTGATTAGAGTAGCCTTGTTCTGCTCCTCCACCAAATAAACCACCAATAATTGATGGCGCTACTGCGCTAATTATTGAACTAAACGGCATATTCTTCCCCTTTAATCAAAATCTCATCCACTTTAGATGGGTCTTTCTCATCTGTGGCATGAATACAAAACCAAACACAATCAGTAATCGCCTTAACGCCATGAATCAAACCAGCCTTAATCTCAAGGCAAGCAGGAGCATTAACAATGTCAATCTCGTCACCACGCAATACAGCAACCTTACCTTCAGCCAAGATAGACAAATGACTGAAGTTATGAGTGTGTTTAAGAATGGCAGTACCCGCAGGAAATCTAGCTTCCTTTGCATACAGTCCATCAGAAAAGTAATGTGTAATCATGTTTACTCGTATAAGATGTTGATTGAACCAGCGTCAAAGTTAGCTGTGCCACCCACAGTAGTAATTCGAACTCTATCTAAAGTACCGCTTAGAGTTTTACTGCCACCACCGCCATATCCAAATGCGCCAGCGGCAACTGTTCCACCCATACTAGATGCAACCCAATTATTAGAACCAACTAAGCACAAAGTCATTAATCCATTCCAAACATCTGTATTACCTTGACCATACGCAAAAGCAAATCCAGACGTTGCTGATGTTGATCCTGCCGAATTTGTTGACCCAAAATATCCAACAACAGAAACATAAGAAGCATTGTCAATACTTCCAGCACCTAATTGAACAAGTAAAGTTTGAGTTGCAGAGTTTTGAGATATACCATTAAACATCACAGTAATCCGCTTCACCCAAGAAGGGATACCTGTAAAGTCAAAATACTGTGGCGTTGTTGGCGGTGAAGTTTGAACAGTACCTGAGGTAATTGCTGTATTTAATTGCGGAACAATACCCCCTCCCATTCCTGCAATATTAGATGGTGATGTGGCATAAGCACCAGCAGTTGCTTCTGTTAACTCAACATACCCAACAATTCTAAATGGTACAGAAGTTCTAGCAGTAGTTGAATAAATTACAGTTCCACTATCTGCCGCACCAACTCCACCTTCAGCAGTTGTACTTATCAAAATACGTTCATCTAAAAATCCATAGGAATTTGAATTAACAACAGCTAATTCAATTGTTCCTGCATTGTCTATAGCCAATACAGCCAATTTAGCTAGTATCCCGCTTGTTGTACCAAGTGTAGAACCATTGGAAATAGTCAATGAAATGGCGGTAGTTACATTTCTTGTTGTTATTACACCTGAAGATGCCGTAGATGATCTAAAATCTAATGAACAAGGGCTTAAGCCTAATGTCAAAGCGTTTGAACCAACAGTAGCGGTTATTGTTGGAATCTGTTTGTAAGGTATTACTGAAGTTCCTTCATAAGAATATGACCAACTTGCGGCAGTTGTTCCAGTAATAAGAATACAAGTAAATTGTATAGTTGTATTGGCAGGAATAGTTGTAATCGTATTTGCGCCACTTGACTGAACAGTTAAAACTCCAGTTGAATTGTTAACAATTAAATAACTAAGTCCAAGTGCAAGTGTGCTTGTAACAGGCAAAACAATAGTTTGAGTTGTTGTACCAGTAAAAAATTGTTGATTGGTACTACTAACTGTAAGTGTTGTAGTTCCAGCCGCAGTTACTGTAGTTGTATAACCTAATTTTATGTTGTCAATTACAGGTAAAACAACATTGCTCAAAGTAGTTACGCCTGTGGCAGATAGTGTTGTGAATGCCCCTGTACTTGGAGTAGTTGCTCCAATAGTAGAACTATTAATAGTTGAAGTCGTTATTGTTGCACTTGTAATCGCACCTGAACTTGAATCTAGTTTTGTTGCAATAGCAGTTTGAATATTGTCAAACTCAGTGTTAAGTTCAGTACCTTTAACAATTTTTAAAGCATTGCCTGATGAAAGAGAATCTTTTGTGGCAAAGTTGGTTGATTTAGTGTAATCGGTCATGTTATTCCTTTAAGTCACTTTGCCATTTTTGGCTTGAATTTCAATCTTTTGAATAGACAGTGCAGAGCCATTTATATTTGTCTCATATCCAGTTTGAACAATTTTTCCTGAACCAGTTGCATTAACTCTTAAAGTCTGTAATGCAATGCCAGTAGAATACTCTGCAATTACAGTTGCATTTTCACCATATTCAGCAATGCCATAATAAGAAACGCCTTGTGTTGGAATTATTGAATTTTCAGAAAGATAGTTTGTTTTAAAATCAAATCCCCATTTAAAAGTCAATGTTTGGTTAGTTCCGCCAATAACAACAACAGATAAACGCTTTAAGATCGAAGTTATATTTTGATCTCCAAGATCAGCATGATTTGTGTAATACAACATACGATATGAACTAGAGTCATCTTGATATGTACTATACAAACCTATATAGCCATTCTTTCCAAGATACAAAGTACCATCACGGCGAGATAAAAATGCAGTTGGAGCTATAGAGTCCCAAGTTGTTACTCTAGCAGAACCATCAGGTAAATATGCTTTTGTATCAAAACACCAAACAGCACTAATGCTAGGAGTTGACAACAAATAGAAAGCTTCTTTTTCAGAGTAAATAGACTTTACATTTATAAGTGTTTCACCAGCAATTACAGTCATCAAATCATTACGAACATTTTTAGACAAATCTCTCTCAGGAGCAGATTTCTCTTGAATTGTCCGCATCAAAGAACGAACACCAGAATTAGATAAGAAAAGCACATCAGTGCTAGTAGTCTGAATACTGTCTCTTGCAATGCAACCAATACCTTCAACAGTGTCACTTAATGCCATAGTTGATGGAGTAGTAGCACCTGAATAGATCAAAATCTGACGTTTGCCAAAGATAAACAAAAATCCATTGTGAGCCGCCAAACCAGTAATCTGGTCAGCACCATTAGGCCAAACATTGTTGACATTCAAAGAACCAGCAGTACCTGTTGACCATACATGACCAGAAATTAAGTCACTAAAATAAACAGTTGAATTGTTTGTTGTTGTATTAGCCGCCCATAAACGACCAAAGGCTGAGATACAAATATCAGCATCAGGAACAGTTGCCACATAACCCGTTTTCTCTGTAACCCTACGATATGTTGTAGTGCTAACAGCAGGGTCATATATCAATGCGTTATAACCAGACTGAAAGAAATAGGTAATGCCATTCAATGAAGCACATTGCCAATTACTTGCAGTAATAGTAGGTGCAGTACCACCACCCCCATAAGTCAATTCAGTAACAACATTGCTTGCACCCAATTTAAATATCTTGTTGTTTCCAGCAAACAATACAGTCAAAGTTCCATCAGTTTGTACTAACTCATGGATAACTTTAACGTCATTAGTACCTAGATTACCACTAGAAGAATTAACCTTTGACCAACCCTTGCGTGAACCAATGCGACCATATTGGTCAATAATGCAGTTAGTAGCAACCAAAGCAAATCCAGCCGCTAAATCAAGCGGAGAATCTTGAGTATTTATCCCATAAAAACCTGGGGCTGAAATACTGCTGACTGTTAGTTGCTCTGCCATTAGACCGCCACAAAAGCATCGTTTTCAGGAGAACGAGCAAGTTCCAAAGCAATCATGTCTGACATTGCAGACTTGAACAAGGCATACGCCTCAGAACTGCTTAAACCGCCATCCTCGCCACGTTCAACCAATGCCCTAGCATAAGCACCCATAACAATAGGCTCTTTTGCCAACAAGGTTGTATCTGAATCATTAACAAAATCAGTTTCAGGAACAATCAAACTGAATCTAAGGTTATAAACACCATCAGGAACAGGCCAAAACTTGACCTTCAAATCACCATTTGTATCTACGCCTTGTACTGTGTAGTACATAGGAAGATTTTGAATAGGTGTGGGAACTGTGTAGTAGAGAATGTCGTGTTGGTCATGTGCTAATGGAGTTAACTGATAGTAACGTGTAGTGTTAATAACATCCATGGTTTTAAATCTAGTACCAGCACCTGTAAGAGAATATTCACCTACTTGACCAGTAACAGTAGTAATAGTCACAGCTTTGTTAAAGGCATCCCAATCATAAGCATCAGCTACTTGACGCTTTGTGTCATTGATGTACTTGCCAATAAGGGCTGAATAAGTTGTTCCACTAACAGTAGTAACTACTGGTTCACGCAAGCGAACCAATACATCATTAACTAAACTGAGATAGGTAGATAGAGCCATTACTTCTTCCCTTTATTTCTTGACGAAATCGCTTTAGCTTTTGCCTTTGCGTCTGCCTTAGATGAAGCACCCCATGCTTGCAGAGAAAGTAGCAACCTTGTTGGTTTGCCATCCTTCATCTCTGCACCTTCCATGTTGCCCATCCTAGCGAGAAAAGAAGCTCGTCTTGGATTGTCACCCGACTTTACGGGTGGCTTGAGGTTTCCCCCAGTTTCTGCATTATAAGATGATCTACCCTTGGCATTCAAGCCGCCTTTTGGATTTTGACCAGCTTTTGTTTGCCAAGTAGGAGATTTCATCAATACCCCATTTTTGTCTTTTTCTTGGGTTTGCTCATGCCAGCTTCAGACAAAGCAATAGCCACTGCTTGTTTCTGTGATTTGACAACCTTACCAGTCTTAGAACCAGTGTGTAGAGTTCCCTCTTTCCACTCTTTCATTACCTTGCCAACTTTTGCCATTTTCTTTGTAGCCATCATTTACCCCTTGAAGATTTTTTCATCATGTTAGTTGCTGTGCGCTGACCCCGCATAGGCATAGCTTTTGGCTTGCCAACTGCCACCATGATTGCAATGGGAATGCCCTTTTTAGGGGCTTGAGGCATAGGTTTCTTTGGTTTGGTTGCCATTACGACTCCTTAGTAAAGAATTTTTGCTGTGATAGTGCCTGTTACATAAACAGTGCAATTAGCCCGTAAATACTTGGGAGCGTTCGCTACTGTGACAATGCCATCAGCAGTTAATGAAGTCCCCAAAGTTGACCAGTTAGTACCATCTAAACTACCTTGGAAAATAACAGTAGCTGATGTAATTCCACTAACCTGTAAGAATGCTGGATTGCCAGCATCACATTGAACTGCCTTAGATGCGCCTGTTGCAGTAACAGCGCTTAAAAGGGTGATTGCACTAGAATTAGAACTCATGGTTTACCCTTACTTTAAGGTTAATTGATACAAAGTGTTTTGATACAGACCGACAATTTCATCAATGACATTGTGTAAGGCTGTTTCGGTACGAGGTACGATTTGTTGGCGATTAGCCTCAATCCAGTCCATTTGCTGACGCAAAACCTGAGAAATCGTTCCTTTGTACTTGTTATTCACATAAGGAATGTCCAAGCGAATATCAAACTTCCCTTGATACTGTTGAGCAAAGTCATCAGCCAAAGGAACAATGCCTTCATAGAACTCATTTAGAGTCTTATGTTCAGCAAAAGATGCGGTTTTAAGATGAATTCTATGGGCAATTTCTCTTGCCAAAAATAGCATTCCAACGAGTTCAGCGGCAGTGCTTTCCATGATTAATCCTTAATAATTGGGCCACCTGATTTCCACGCATCGCAAGTACGAGCAGCAGCACAGGTAAAATGAAATAACTCACAGAAACCAAGATCAGCGGCATCAATAAACTCTTGGTCATATTCAAGCTCATTATTTGAGCTTTTACCTGCCTCTAAACCACTTTTGATGCACTCCATCATCTTGGGAGTTTGTATAAATGCGGCACAGTTGCCACATCTCATATCTTTAACTACATTACTAGGTGCGTTATACATCTTGGCTTTTTTCATCCAAAACGCATCATTTGCATCATTTGGATTAGGTGGGCCATATCCAAACTTGGCAAAAGCATTATTTCTGTTCTTTAAATTAACAGTAATATCTTGGGTCGGTAAAGGACAAACTTCGCCTGACAACAGTCCTTCTTTCATTTGAATACTCGATCAATAATGAAAGTAACTACGCCACCACCAAAAGAAGCAAGTGACATTCCTACCCAAAGACCGCCTTTAGACTTGTTTGCTAGTTCTAAAAGTGATTTTACATCTGCACTTAATTGAGATACCTGACCTTGTAAAGACTCTACTTGAGCCTCTAACTTGCCAAAATCTCTAGCATCTACATCAGCCATTTGCTACCTTTCTTGGTCTTCCCATACGCTTAATTTGTGGGATGACAGGCGCAAATGCGGTATCTGTCCGTACTAGATTATCATCATACTTGGATTCTACAGGTTCTACAATATCTATTCTTTCGTAACCAGAATGACCTTTCATTGAGTCAATATCGACTTGATGAACAAAAGTCACAGTGTTACCGCTTATCACACATTTAAATACTGCCATAGAACCCTCAAAAGTTAAAAGGGAGAGGTTTTACCCCCTCCCCTAGTCTGTTTAAACAGGTCGAGCAATAATCAATTTGATGGTAGTTGATGCCAGATCGACAGAACTACCAGTCAAGTTGTCAGTTGCCACAGTCACAGTATTTGCGGCGGAAACATAAGCACGACGAACAATGCCAGCTTCTGAAACACCCACAGACATAGCGATAACCATGTCACCCAATGCTACTCCTGCGACAGTGATTGTGTCAGTTGCCGCACCTGCCGCACCTGTAGCTACAGATGCTGAGTCCAGAGTTGCAGTTACTGACCATGTGTCGTTAAACAAGCCACGAAAGGAAGCTTGATCTCGTTTTGATACTACAGCGGTTGCTGATGCCATTTTGAATTCTCCTAATTAAGTTAAAAAAGTCCCCCCACCACTAGGGCAGGGGGCGCAACTGCTATTAGGAAGGCACAACCAAAGCAAAAGCGGCGTAGTCACGCAGTTCACCAACACCATAAAGGGTGTCAGCGGTGAACAAAGTGCCAAGATACTCTTGTTTGTATTGTGTCTGTGAACGAATTGCCATTTGCTCAACCAGAACCATGCCATCACGATGACCCATCAAACACACACGGGCGATAGCAGTACCAGAAGTAGGATAAGCGGCTGTGGCAGATGCTGAATCAGCATTGCTAGACACAAACACAGGCATACCATACAAGTTACCGATTTCACCATTGCGGATTGTGTTGCCATTTCCAGCATCACCCACAAAAGCCTGTTCAGTGTAACGGGCAAGACCCATTAAAGTGTTACGGCTTGAGGGAGGAATGATGAAGAAGCGACCATCCATAGGCACATCGCTGTCATCCAAACGCTGAATAGTGCGGCGAATAGCGGCATCAGTCAGAGCAGAAGCGTTACCAGTGTTGGTGTTTGCAGTGTAGTCAAAGGTAGTTGTACCATCGCCACCCACATAACCAGTATCGTAACGAGCGCCAGCCGCACCGCCATTAGCAATACGACCCAACTGAATCAAGTCAGTATCGACTTGTTTAGCCAAAGCGTAACCAGCATCTTCTGTGTAGAAACTACGCAAAGAAGACAATGCTTGTGCTTCGACGATGTCTTCAATCAAACGGCTATATTCATAGTGTTTGTTGATGGAAATGTCAACGATACCTTCGTTGTTGACAATCAAGGTAACGGCGTTTGTTGCGCCTTTAGCTGATGCAGAACCACGGGTAGGAGAAGGAATGTGAACTGTGTCACCTTTCTTGCCCTTGAAGTTCATTTTTTTAATGACGTTAGCAGCTACAAGGTTACGTTTGTAAGCTGCAACAATTTCGTCTGACCAAATTTCAGGGATGAAATTAGCGGCTGACGTAACAGTTACGTTATTTGCTGGTGAAAATGCTGTTGCCATGTTAAATACTCCAAAAAGTTAAGTGTTATTTCACTCGACCCTCTTGATACGCCGTCATAATTTCATCTGATAACGTCTCATATCTCTGAGGGTCAGTCATTTTTAGCCGAATAAGGTCAGCACGCCTATAAACTCTCTTTCCTGATTCACCTGTTCCACCCGAATCAACTGAAGCGGCTTTAAGATTTTGCTTACGGGATACTTCTCCAGCATCTGACGTTTGCCTAGTCTTAACACCCTTCAACTGCTTATAAGTAGACAACAATTCATTAGCACTATCATAATCAAACTCACCATCTGCTTTGGCATACAAACCTATACGAATAGGTGAAGATTTCACCCAATTCGCAAAGTCTGGGTCTTGAACAATCTGAGTGAAATCAGGGTGTTCTGCCGACAACTTCTGCTGAATCTGCATCTTTTTGAACTCTTGTCCCGCTTGGCGAGCCGCAAGTACATCTGGATGATTATTAATAGTGTTCTGAACTGCCTTTTTAGGGTCTTCAAAAAAGTCAATTTCAGGCTCTACCTCTGCATTCTGACGACTTCCAGAAAGATTTTGCTTAATAAGTTCATCAGCTAGTTTTCGAACCTCTCCAACCTCTTGAGCTTGCTTTCCAATTAGCTTTTCAGCCTCTTGGTGCATCTTAATAATGTCACCTAAATCCTTGCCCCGATACTTGTCAGGTAAATCGCTGGTAACTTGCTCAATAGTATTGGCTAACTTCTTTTCTTCTACCTGAAGCTCACCTTGCATCTCATCATCATTGTCAATCAACATACAGTTTCCTTTTCCTGCCCACTAGGGTTTTAGGATTTAACATGAACTCGACATTCGTTTATGAGTTCTCTTTTAACTCTGCCGCCAATTTTTGCCGATGTTTTCGGTCAAATTGATGGGCTGATGTAGGGAAATGCCCAGACCAACCCTCCAACTTGATATTGGGAGCAGAGATTTTACGATGTGAAATCACACCGCATTCACATTGGACATTGACCGCCTCATAATCAGTCAGTTTTTCAATGTGATGCCCGTTTTCACAGGCAAATTCATACATTCTTTTCATTCAATTCCTCATAAGCCTTTTCGCTGACCTCTTTTAAGGTTTTTAGCCAAGTCAAGATGGAAAGTTCGCCTTTTCTGAATTGCAGGGTCTTTTCATCAGGAATTACGCTTATATTATTAAGCGACTCTATCATACTGTCAATATCTATAGTTAAATCTTTCCAACCTTCCATTGACATCATGTCAAAGCGATCTTCGTAATACTTTTGTAGTTCTGGAGTCATTTTTATGCTTTAGGATATTTTGCTTTGACTGCCAAACACGCATCAATGTAAGACTGAATTTGAGTTTGATCTCCTTTGACTATGCCATCAATGTAATTAGTCATTGGTGGGTATTCTGCTACACGTTTTTGCTGATAAGAAATTTGCGCTTGGCGTTGGGCTTCTGCTGTTTCTAAAGCAGATATTTCTTCTTGTGTTAAGTCAATGACCGTTTTTGCATTTGTTTGTAGATTTATTTCAATTCTTTGCATGATTTTTACTCGTAAAGAATGTTGATTGAACCAGCGTCAAATGTGTCTGTGCCGTTGGTTGTGGTGATTCGGACTCTATCAAGAGTACCCCCCAATGAGATATTCCCTCCACCCACCATTATGTCTGCACCTGAATCACCATAAACATGAGAGCAAACCCAAATATTTGATGAAACATTGGTAATAGTGAAATGCCCTGAGTGTGTGTAAGTTGAACTTCCATTATATGCAATAAAACCAGCGGTAGAAGATTGATATAACCCAGTCGATCCTCTAACAATGCCAGTAGACGAAACATATCCTGTTGATGTAATTGATCCAGCGCCGATTTGAATTAAAAAATTTGCTCCTCCAGTTATACTCACCCCGTTAAACATCACAGTGACGCGCTTCACCCAAGATGGAATACTTGTAAAGTCAATAGCAGTACCTGATGTAGATGCAACAGCAGTGCCAGACGACAATACACCCACACCTGTTGGAGTTCCAGCAAATGCTGGAGACGTCAGAGTTGGTGATGTCCCAAGAACATTAGCGCCAGAACCTGTTGAAGTGGTTACACCAGTACCACCATTAGCAACTGGTAAAGCTGTTCCAGAATATGAAATTGCTAATGTTCCACTAGTAGTAATTGGAGAACCACTAATAGATAAAAATGATGGCACTGTTGCCGCAACACTTGTAACTGTTCCAGATGAAGAAACTGAAGCCCAACTAGTTGTAGTTCCATTAGTTGTTAAATACTTACCTGAATTTGTTGCTTGACTAGGTGCAAGAGCATCAAATGCCGCTGATGCAGTTGTTTGTCCTGTACCACCTTGACCAATCGTTACAGCCGCATTGGTTGTAAGAATTGTTGTTGTAGCATCAGGTAGGGTATAAGTTCTTTCTGCTGTAGTTGCACCAGTAAACTTGGTAAATCCATTGCCAGTACCGCCATAAGTAGATGCAATAACTTGAGTTAATGCCGCAGAACCATCAAAGTTATTTCCATAAATGGCTCTTGCTGTTGTCAGTGTTGCCGCAGAACCAGTTGTATTTTGATTTAGTGTAGGTACATCACCAGCCGCAATAGTTCCCCAAACTGGAGCCGCACCATTTGTTCCTGAACCCGTCATACTCAAAAAGTTTTTGGTAGTTGAGGTATTTGGCGCTAGTAATGTTGTTGTATTAGAGTTACTTTGATATGGCAATGAACCAAGCAAAGTTGTGTTATTCCCACCAGCAAGACTTGTTGAATATCCTGTGCTATTTTGATTTAGTGTAGGAATATCAGATGCAACAATTGCTCTAAATGTAGGAACACCATCAGCACCATTGGGTGCGGCTAAGACATACTTTGCCGTCTTAGATGCGTAAGGATTTAACGTATCGCCATAACCAGAAGACAACGATATAGCAGGAGTAGCACCACCACTAGATGCAACAGGTGAAGTTCCTGTAACAGATGTAACAGTTCCTTGTGGATTAGATGCAGTTGTAATGCCAGTAACTCGACCATAAGTATCTATGGTAATTACAGGAATAAGTGATGACGAACCAGTTGTTCCAGCCGTTGCAATTCCGCTTGTTAAATCAAGAACAGGAGTAGCACCCCCAGTTGATGTAATTCTTCCAGTTGTACCACTTACAGAAGTAACAGTACCTGTTGTTGGAGTTGTCCATGTAGGAGTTCCTGCACCCGCAGAAGTTAAGACTTGTCCTGTTGTTCCTATAGGTGTAACAGCTAATGCGCTTGTTGAAGAACCATAAACTACACCACCAGCAACAAATGCTGACGATTGTCCTGTACCACCTCGGTTATAGGCAACAGCAGTTCCATTCCAAGTAGCAGATGTAATTGAGCCAGCATAATCAAATGTGTTGGTAGACCAAGATACATTAGATGGAGCATAGTTATGCACATCCCATGAGCCAGCGGCAAGAGAATTTGAAAGCAATACAAGACTTACATATCCACCAGATTGAATTGTGGCAACAGTTGTACTTGAATTGTTCTTGACAATAATAGTGCCACTGCTTTGATTATTGTTAAAAGAAAATATTGC